GTATCTGCCTTCAACGTACTCATAGCGTCACCAATGTCCCGCCGCTTTCAACGGTCAGGGTCACGCCACTGGCTACAGTGAACGGGCCTGTCACGTTTGCGTTCTCCGTTGCAAGGATGGTTGTGTTTGCCGTCAACGACTGTGCGTTGGTACGGAAGATACCCCCGCCCTTGAAGTTGCCCTTGTTCTCTGCGGGTGGCACAATCGTACCCGCTTGCGGCGCAAGGTAATTTACAAAGATATTGCCTGTGCCACTCGACGGGGCAGCAGTGAAGGTGAGTGTCGTACCGTCAGGGATTGTGTAGGCAGAGGTATCCTGCACCACGCCGTCCACCGATACCAGCACGTCTTGCACAGAAGAGACTGTAGTGGTCAGGGTAAACGTAGTGTCGCTGCCATCACCGTTGAAACGCTGAACAGCTTTCGTAGCCTGATAAGACCCCGGAACTTTTTGACCTATGTATGGCATCTGTTATTCCTTACGTGCTGATTGCGTCAACTACAGAGACCCAAACATCTGCACTGCTTGCGGTATCACTCTGTACATTAAGTATATCGCCAGACTGCATTACAATCTTTGCGCCACCATCCAACACCTGTAGGGCTGAACCTACCGGAATCGGGGCATCTTTAATGATGTAGTAATCATCAGTGCCACCTGCACCAGTGATGTACACATCCATTAAGATTTGGCTAGTTGTAACATTAGCGATATTGATACCAACAATTGCGTCGTCGGAGTTTGCGGTTCGCATAGCGACCTCGCTTGTTCCGACGTTACGTGCAATGTTTCTTTCAAAATCCTGTGCCATTACCTCTCCTTCATCACTGTATTATACAGCAATAATATTATCTAGTCAAGTCAAAGCGCAATCGCCATCGCGACTGCAAAACCGGCGGTGGTCGCACCGATGTCAGAGCGAACCTCCGATGCGGAGCGGCTCTCTAGGCCGTTGGCTGTGAAACGAGCGAACTCGTCATCTGCTACAGACGAACTATCGATCTTGACCGCGTTAGTGTCCGAGATGCCGAATGTCAGGGATGCCTGTCCGCCGATGTCAGACAGCACCTCTGATGCGGAACGTCCCTCAATCGACGTGCCATCGATACGAAGGAAGTCGTTGTCAGCAGCACCACTCGTAAACACTGCTACGTTGCCATTGCTGATGCCGGTATCAGTTACCGCCGCAGTGCCAAGTCCAAGAGTCGTACGCTGTGCTGCCGCGTCGGCGTCGTCGAGCAATGCCTTACCTGCCGCTGTCAGATCGTATGTCGCTGCACTACCAGAGCCGGTAAACTGAATGCCCTTGTCCGCTGCAGATGTCAGGCCAGCAAGTGCCTGTAGTTCTGCGTCGAGACGTGCGTTTGCAACGGTGCCGGACAACTGGCTGGCATCGATAGTTTTGTTGGTGAGTGTTTGAGAGCCGGACAGCGTAGCTACAGTGCTGTCGATTGCAACAGTCAGGGTATTGCCCGAGCCGGACGTGTCGATGCCCGTGCCGCCAGCAATATCGAGAGTTTCGCTGTCAAGGTCGATGCTAAGTGCGCCGCCGCTGTCACCCTGAAAGTCTAGGTCGGATGCAGTCAGTTGCGCGTCTACGTACGCCTTGATGGCTTTGGCCGATGCGAGGGTAGTATCTGTGCCAGCAACACTCGACAGGTCCGTGTCAAGGACGCCCGACTTGAGGTTGTCCACTTCGAGGTTCGACACTGTGTTGTTGTCAGCATCGATTGCCTTGTTCGTCAGAGTCTGTGAACCCGTCAGGGTAGCTACAGTAGAGTCGATAGCAAAAGTGACGGCATTGCCAGAGCCACTAGTGTCAATGCCAGTACCACCAGTAAATGTGAGTGTTTCGCTATCCAAGTCGATAGAGAGTGCGCCGCCCGTATCAGCTTGGAAGTCGAGGTCTTCTGCTGTGAGTTGTGTATCGACATAGGCTTTGATCGACTGTTGTGTGGCAAGCGCGGTGGCACTGTTAGACGACATGTTGTCTTCGTCTAGGATGTCCGTGACGGTTGTGGTTGGCATCGCAATGCTGTCTACATTTGCAACGCCGTCGATGTGCAGGTCTTTGAACTGCTTGCTCGACGAACCCAGATCGATGTCGTTGTTGGTTGTCGGCTCAATCACGCCGTCCTTGAAGACAAACTGTTCAGTGGACGTGCCCGATACGTCAACGCTGACTTCGATCTGATTGTTCGGGTTGTCAACGACGACTTTGTTCTTCGGTGTAGTTTCGCCCGGATCGCCGATGAGTCCGATAACTGGACCCTCTGCAGCAGTGCCGTCGTGCTTGTGACCGGTCGAGTTGTTGAACGCAGCAAGAACCTGATCGAATTCGTTGTTACTGTGTGCGGCGGTGATAGTATCGCCGTCAGAGTAAGACGACTGTCTAGTGTAACCTGCCATGTGTTATCTCCTCCCTCCCGGAGTAAATTCTAATTGATAGCCTTTGACTGATATGGGGGCTGCGCCTTGTGTGTCGTCCAAGCGTACAGCTACTGTGAATCCGCCACCCTCAACACTCTGTCGCACGAGCGGTGTGCCCGATGATCCGTACACTGCAGTACCGTATGTTGATGCGGCCAAACCGTAAAGTGCGATTGCCGATCCGGTGGTTAGATCGTATTCTGCTGGCTGGGGCACATCCGCTGAACTAAAGTCGTAACGAATACGAAATTTAGAATTGACTGCGCCGTCGTTGTCATAGTTCCAGATGATACGCTGCATCAGTTTGCGAATACCAGCATCACCCATCGTGTAGTCGGGGGAGCGGTAAATGGCGCTTATGTTTGTGCCGTCAAAAGTGTTGCCCGACTCTTGTTTGTGAATGTAACCGTCGTATCCGCCGTGCAGGATTGTTTCGGTGCCGCTGATAAAACCGGATGCACAACAAGCGGGTTTGATGCCCTTGATGTCTGCATACTCCCAGCCTATGCCACCCTCAACGCCCGACTTGATAACTCCTATGATACCGAGAGCCGCCGATGCTGCCTGTGTGTCTATGGGAAAAAACAGACGATACTGTGTCTTTCCTCGTATAACCAGAGAGGACATTCTTTCCGTAGACACGTTGTCGAGACGGGGCTGTATCTGCTTCGACACGGTGCCAAGTTCAACGTCGCCAATTTTCTCTGTACCGGCAACCGTACGCAAACCGTCAGGTGCAAGAAAGACAATATCACCCGATATCTCTTGGATGCTGAAGCCGTCTACACAACCGATCTTACGTGTAACCGGCACGACTGCAAAGTCGGACAGGCTTGAACCTGTGATCTTAAAGATAGAGTCTTCGCAGAAAACAAATAGGCTTTCACGGAAGACCTTGATGCCCTTGATGATGCCGTCAACCTTGATTGATCCTGCACCGCTACCACTCGTGAAATCATCTTCATCAAACGGGACACTGAAGATAAGTTCTTGTGGACTTGCAGACATGCCTGCGTAGAACACGTGACTCCGAAACACTTCTACAAACTTGGGGTCTGCCGGTCTGCCACTGGCACTTACGTCCGTGATACTGCTGTTGTCAAAGACAGATGCAAGGTTCGCACCGTCTACAAAAACAACCTTGTCCGTGCCGTTGAAGTTGAAGTTGACGAAGTTGTATCGTCCGGCACTCGTACGCCCTGTGTCTATCTCCGTCCACGATCCGGTTGCGCCACCCTTGAATACCTTTTCACCACGTGCAGCAATAACCTGATCTTTGTAAATGTGTACGCCAAGAACCTTTTCGGTTGACGCGCTAGTCTGCGGTATGATGTTCGAGTTGAACTTGGCGAACCCGTTGATGCGGCGATATCCGCCGTTGATGTCAGGTTCAAAGTTTTGCAACTGTGTAGCTGCACCGGGGGGTAGGGTAAAGGCATCCTTATCAAGCACCAAACCGCCGCCTAACCTCACAACAAACGGACTAAGTAGCGAAGTATCTGGCATTAGACGGCCCTCATGTAATCCTTACGGTTGATTAGTTCGACACGCAAGCGAAGCAATCCTTCCTTGTAGTCACGCAACGCAAGTTGTGCAAATTGAACATCAGAGCGAAGCATATGAACGTAGTAACGAGCGCGGTTGACAATTACATCGTGGAAGCGCTCGGGTATGACAGACACGTCGGTGTTGTTCGCCAAGTCTGACGTGGTCTGATAGTAATAGTATCGTACGGTGTATGTGGCCTTGTCAGGCACGGGCGACAGGCCGATCTTCTGATCCGGAGTCTTGTATACAAACTCGGGCAGCGCACGAGACCCCGTGTCAGGATTGGTGTCTGCCTCGTTGCGCCGCTCCAGATACTCGTTGAATGACAGGTACTTCAGTTGTTTTTCCGCCGTGGATGCGGACT